GCTGGATGCCCTTTGGTTTCTTGGGGTCAGTATCGACCACATATTGCACGAACATGCGCTCCAAGGCCGTGATGCTGTCCACAACGAGGGTCTTGTAATCGTGTTCCTCGTTGATCAAACCCTTCAGTTGGTTCCACAGATCATCAACCTCATTGATGACAGGAAACACGTCAGGGCGCAGGTTTACCGGCACAGCTTGGATGCCATCTTCTGCACGAATAACGATTGGTTTTGGAAATGATGCGGCGAGGGTGGTCTTACCCATTCCGCTATCACCACACAGTGTGATGATGACCGGTCGATCAACCGGCTTAGTAACGCTATCTAGAATGCCCATTGGCAACTCCTCTGTTTCGACGTGTTGACAGATGACAGTTCATTGTGCCAATGTCAAGCACGCTTTAATAGGATCAAATTACAATGAACGACGAAACGAAGCTTTTAAGTTTGGATGAAATGCGGGAAGCGTTAAAATCGAGGCGGCTCATTATTGTCGCCCATCAAACGAATTTGTCTTATCCAACGATAAAAGCCATCGTAGATGGTAAGGCAAATCCAAAATATGAAACATTAAAATTGATTTCAGATTATCTTCAGGGTGCAAAAAATGCCAAATAATATTTGTTCATCAAATAATTGCTACCTAATGAAATGTGCAGATTTTGCCAAAATTGGGATTTCAAATGATTTAGAAAAAAGGATGTACACCATTCACACGTCTCAGCCGTTTGAAGTTAATTTGATACGTTCAATTCAATATCCATCCATTCAAATTAAATCGGGATGGTATTTGAATGTTGCATTTTTTATTGAACAAAAATTGCATGAAATTTTAATTGAAAAAAATCTTCATCACAAAGGAGAATGGTTTTTAAATTTTGAAAAAACAAAAGAGATTTTTGATCAGTTTGTTTCTGAAAATGATCCAATTACAATTGTGGACAGAACGTCACAATTTTTATCTGCTTGTTACATTCATGATAATTTTAAAAAATTATTCAGGGAACGTATGAAAATTAAATTTTTGGAAGACTATTCAAACGTTTTATCAAGAGTTTCTAAAAAAAACCCACGGACATTTGATTTTTTAAAATCAGAAAAAGTGGATGCTATCATTCAAATTGGTGAAGAATTTAAATGACAAATCATCGCGACTTCTGGGAAGCAGGTTACCGGATCTTTGGCTTGCACGGCATTACAAAAGATGGCCGCTGCACCTGCAATAATAAAAATTGCAAGGCCATTTTAAAGCACCCGATCATGTCCAACTGGACCTCGATCCCAGAATGGTCGGAAGAACAGCTCGATAATTTTGAAGAGGCAGACCATTTCGCGACCGGTTATGGCGTGTTGGTCAAGGGTCTTTTGGTCATCGATGTGGATGCCCGCAACGGCGGTGTCGCGTCCTATGAGAAGCTTCTCGATGCCCACTCATCCGTCGCAGGTGCAGGCCTGATCGTTGAAACCGGAAGCGGCGGTGGATCCAAGCATTTATATTTTCGTTGCGATGAAGGTTTAGCGTTGTCGCAACATCTCGATGAATACCCCGGCATTGATTTCAAATCATCGGGATATGTCGTCGGGCCGGGATCGCTGCATCTATCTGGCAACCGTTATGCAATCGCCGTGGGATCGCCGTCAGACATCGACGATCTTCCTGCCGATATGATTGACCTTTTGAAAAAGCCGGAACGTTTCCGCGCACGTTATGAAAGCCGCACCGTCGATGTATCGTACAACGATCTTGGGGACATGCTATCCTACATCACAAACGCCGACCTTGATTACGACGTCTGGATCAAGATCGGGATGGCCTTACACCACGCATCCTCTGGTACGGCCTACGACCTCTGGGAAACTTGGTCCAGCACATCCAGCAAGCACGATGCCGCAGACATGGCCAAGAAGTGGCACAGCTTCGGTAAGTCAGCCAACCCAGTCACCCTCGGAACCCTCGTCCATTACGCCCAGCAAGGCGGATGGCTCTGGCCGGTCACATTTACGCCGAACGAGATCGTTGAAGAGGTAGAGGAATCAGAACTGGACATCACCGGCATCGACCTGCGCCGCCCGCCGGGCTTCGTGGGCGAGGTTGCTGAATGGATCCACGGTCAGTGCCGCTATGTCCGCGAAAACATCGCTGTGGGGGCTGCTCTGGTCACGATGGGCGACGTCATCGGCCTGAAATACGGCGACACCGAAAATCGCGTCACGTCGAACCTGATATCGTTCTGTGTTGCAGGATCGGGGACCGGCAAGGAAGGCATCCTCGGTGCCTCCATTGATATCCTGAAGATCGTCGGCATGAATTCGGCCCTGTATGGCAATATCAAGTCGGAGCAGGAGGTTGTTCGCAATCTGGTGGCACATCAGCCCTCGATCTACATCATCGACGAGGTTGGCTTCCTGCTTGGCAAGATCCAGAACGCCAAAAGCAAGGGCGGCGCTTCATACCTTGAAGGCATCATCGGCGTCTTGATGTCGGTGTTCTCAAAGGCAAACGGTCATTTCTTGATATCGGGCGACGTTCGCAAAGAGGTTCGCAAGACCCTGTTGCAGGAACTGACCCAGATCTGCCGAAAACTCGATGAAAAGCCAAACCCCCTCGATCAGGCTCGTTATGATTCGATTGAAAAGCATATCGAGACGCTCGACACCGGCATCGAGAACCCGTTCCTGTCCCTGCTTGGCTTCACCACGAACACCAATTTCGAAAGCGTCGTGGATTTTGAAAACGCAGCCAACGGCTTCATCGGTCGTTCGCTGCTGTTCATCGAGCAAAACCCGGTGCCGAAGGAAAAATACCCTTTCGATCCGCCAGAAATGAACGAAGGCATGAAGACCACGCTGCAGCAGCTCTATGCGGCTGGTTCGTTCGAAATGATCAAACCAGTTCGGATTGAGCATTACGGCCCGAAGGTATCGATTCCCACCACGGATGACGCCAAGGCCATGCTCCGCAAGGCTGTTGTTGCCATGCATAATTTGGCCGAAGACCATTCTGAAAAGACTGGCCTCGAATCATTGTTCCTGCGGGCCAAGGAACTGATCTTCAAGGTTTCGTTTATCCTCGCCGCACCGAGCGGCCTTCGCACGGTGGAGCACGTTCTGTGGGCCTATGCGCTGGTCAAGAATGACGTGGAAACAAAGGGTCGCATGGTCATTGGTAATGACCGTCGCAAAGACAGCCCGGAGGATGCGCTGTTCTCGTCAATCATCAATCTGGTTGACAGTCGGGAAGGGCAAACCTTCGGGGTGCTGGTTAACAAGCTGCGTAAATATAAAAAAGAGGAGATTGAACAAGGATTGGAAAGGCTGCTTTCACGCAAATTGATCACCGTCGAAGAAACGGTTCACCCTCGTAAAAAAATTCAAGTCAAACGCTACAGGAAAAATTAAAATGGCACATCGTAATCCTCGCATCTGGAATGAAACCTTCCTTCGCTCGTTCGCAAAGGATCTTCTTGATAAAAAATCATATATCGAGATCGGCAAAAAAATGAATATGTCGCCGAAGGCAATGGTATGCGGATATTCAAAATTTCGCCCGCAGATCGAGGCATTAAAGAATGTCCTGATCATCGAGGAAAAGGCCAAAGAAAACGAGATCAAGCTTGATCGTGAATATGTGACCAAGGGTGCCGGTTTTGAAACCCGCATTTATGCCACAGACGGAATTGGCAATTATTGCGTACACGGTGCGTTTCATGCCGCCAATGGCTGGATATCGACGCATTGGGACAAGTACGGCATTAACAACAACGACGACGAGTTTAATCTTGTTCTGAAAACCCCCAAAATTTGCCGCACGTTGTATATGTGGGCCAATAAAATGAACGACGCTGCCGTGTTTGGCAGCTTGGAGAAGGCCCAGTCTTGGCTCGAATCAAAGGGCACGGGTTGCATTGTCACGGTTAACATCGATGCTGAAGAAGGCACCGTGCAATGAATGACAGCTGGTACTTGAAAGCCCAAAAGCAATATGATGAATGGGCAAGGGAAATGGTGGGGATCGCTGTAACAGGCGAATCCCTACGCATCATGCTGACGCTGTTTGTCGGGCCGCCGCCAGAGGTGAAGATGTGGCGTGGCCTGTTTAAATTTCTGACAACCAACGGCATGCTGAAATGGACCGGCGAATTTATGCCGACACAATCGGGGAAAAAGATGTCGAAACTTTACGAGGTGATAAAATGATCAGCAAAGATAAACAGTACCGCACCCGTGATGGCCGTATGGTGCGGATTTATGCGACGGATGGGAATAGTATTTGGGCGGTTCATGGAGCCATACTTACGGAGGATGGCTGGTGGTCAATGTGTTGGGCAGAAGATGGGAAATTTATATGCGGTGGAGTTTATGATGGCTCACCTTCATCTGCGTCTGACCTCGTCGAAGTGAAGCCGCGCATCAAGCGGACGGTTTGGCTACATGTATTTGATAATGGCAATGTTATCGCCGCTTTGAACTCAGCAAGTTATGACATTACAAACCGCCTCGCTTGCGTGAAGGTCGAGATCGACTGCGAAGAAGGAGAGGGGCTATGATCCTGCCAGCACAAAAAATTAGACAGGTCATGCCTGTGATTCCATTCCACGAACGTACCATCGTCAATGGCATGTCGTTTGGCCTGTCCCATGCAGGCTATGACGTGCGAATTGCTGAAACTGTATGGCTTCATGCTGGTGACTTTTGTTTGGCTTCGACGAAGGAATTATTTGTCATGCCGAATGACTTGATCGCAATGGTTCACGACAAATCCACATGGGCACGTCGCGGACTGTCGTTGTTCAACACCGTCATCGAACCCGGTTGGACTGGTTACCTCACCCTCGAACTTGTAAACAATTCTGACAAGTTGCTGAAGATCGAGAACGGGGATCCAATCGCGCAGATCGTGTTCATGCGCCTCGAAGAACTCACTGAAACGCCGTACAGCGGCAAATATCAAAACCAAGAAGCTGGCCCGCAGGCAGCACGGAGCGAAAAATGACAATCGACCTCAAAGAACACATCGCCAAGAAGCAGATGGAGGCCGATAAGAAGGCCTATGACGCCATTGGGGGCATCTTGAATGGCCTGCCTATGGGATCGGCCCTGAACATCCTCGCTGGCCTTGTGTATGGAGCCACAGAGAAGCTCCCAAACGCCGACCGGCAGCGTGTGGCTGCAATGTTCAACCAGATCCTGACAACCAAGAAGGCGATCATCCAATGAGCGACGATCCAGTGATGCGTTATGTTTATGTGACGCCTGAAGAGGCTGACAAAATGGGATGCCCTATGAGCATGAATAGACCAGAATTTGCCGCTGCTTGCATTGGCAAAACGTGCATGGCTTGGCGGTGGGACAAAGACGCCCCGATTCGGTACAAGGGCGACGGAAATCCCCAGCCGACAGAACAGGCCAAGGGCTATTGCGGGATGGTGCGGACATGACCGATTGGCAACCAATGGACACCGCACCGCGTGATCGGATGATCCTGATCCATTCCGTCAATTCAAACACAGTGCCGGTGAAGATTGGTAAATGGTCCGGCGGTTGGGTAAACGTTGCCAATGGTTATCCATTGGTCAATGCCAGCCGCTGGG